GGCCAAACACACAACCAGCGTGGAGCTCAAGCCGGCAGGGGGTAAATGGTCGAACGCTGGTTGTGTGTTTGGCCCCCAAAGAACAGTCGCGTGGCGCGTCCTCGATGCCCAATATTTCGGAGTGGCCCAACGACGCCGCCGTGTGTTCGTTGTCGCAAGTGCTCGAAAAGGGTTCGATCCCGCAACGGTTCTTTTTGAGTGGGACGGCGTGCGCCGGGATACTGCGCCGAGCCGAGAAGCGCGGCAAGTCGCTCCCACCATCCCTGCACGCAGCACTGCAGGCGGTGGCCTTGGAACCGACTTCGACTGCGACGGCGGAACCATCTGCGTAGCCACGGGTCAGGCCGGTGCCGAAATCGGTGCCGAAATCGGTGCCGAAATGGCGCCGACGCTGAACTGCAACCACGAAGCGCCGCATGTGGCGCACAGCCTGCGCGGCGAAGGCTTCGAGGCCAGCGAGGACGGCACGGGGCGGGGCACGCCGTTGGTGCCGGTCGGCGTCACGATCCACGGGACAGACCTGACTGTGCAAAAGGTGGCCAGCTACGACGAGCTGGCTCAGTGTCTGCGAGCCAGAACACCCGGCAACATCGACAACAGCAGCACGACGGTTGTTCAGCAGCCAGTAGCCTACGGAATCCGCACCGCCAACACCAGCAGTAACGGGTGGGGTATCCAAGAAGAATGCACGCACCCCCTGGATTGCGCGCAAGGTGTGGCGGTGGCGCAGCCTGTGGTGCACGCCATCCAAGCAGGCGCACTGCGAGTGAACCCAGCAAGCGGGCCGGACGGCGTAGGCGTGCAAGCTGACCACGCCTACACGCTGGAAGCCCGCGCGGAGGTTCAGGCAGTTCAAAGTGCCATGCAGGTGCGCCGACTGACGCCCACCGAGGCGGAAAGATTGCAGGGATTTCCTGACAACTACACGCGCGTTCCTAACTGGAATGGTTGGCGCAAGTTGGACTCCAGCGAAACGCCAGATCAGTGTATCTCCGAAGGCCTTGAGGTCAAGCTGAACAAGAAAACTGGAAAGTGGCGCGTCAAGGATGTCGATGGGCCACGATACAAGGCGCTGGGCAACTCAATGGCTACGCCGTGCATGTTCTTCATCGGCTCTCGGATCGATGCTGCGGTCAGCGCCGGTAAAGCGGCGAAGAAGGGGTGCGCATGAGCAAGCGCCAGAAAATCTACTTTCGTGTCGCCAAGGGCGCACTAGTGCCGGCCGATAGCTACGCTGCATCGCAACTGCGCGAGCGCGGCTATCACATCGGCGATTTGCTTTCAGCGGAGTTGACCAAGCCTCGCAATCCAAAATTCAACCGGCTTGTTCATCGCATCGGCCAACTGGTCGTTGCGCACATCGACGCCTTTGCCGGACTGGAGGCGCACAAGGCCATCAAGCGCCTACAGCTTGAAGGAAAGGTGGCCTGCGATGAAATCGGCTATCAGGTGCCGGGCTACGGGATGTTGATGCAACTGGTGCCGCGCAGCTTGAGCAACGAATCAATGGACGAGGGCGAATACCAGCAAGCCGCCCGCGCCATTTGCCGGACCATTGCAGAACGCTATTGGCCCGATCTTTCCGAGGACGCAATCGCCGAAATGGCGGAATCATTCGTGGAGGAAGTATGAGGATCAACCAAGCCCCAACGGCGTGCGATGCCTTCCACGCCAACAGCGAAAACGGCCTGGCCAGCGGCCAGCGCAACACGATTCTGCGCTTCATCGAGACGGCCGGCGGTTCGTGGTCGATCGGCGAACTGGCCGATGCGCTCGGGATGCAGAAAAGCACGGTCAGCGCCCGGCTGAATGAAATGCTGCACGACTTCGGAATGCTGGTTGAAAAGCCGAAGCGCAAGGACCGGTTGAGCAACATCACGATTCGGCCCGTTGGGCTTCCGGCCAAGCAACTTGAGTTGCTGCAATGAGCATCGTCAAGCGCAAGCCGTACCGCAACCGCAAGATTCTAGACCTGGCCCACAAGGTCAATGAATGCCAGGTGCGCATTCCTAGCGTGTGCATCGGTTACTCAGCTCATGGCTGCGAGCCCGCTCATTCCAACCAGTCAATTCATGGGAAAGGTGCTGGCCAGAAGGCCGACGATAACCGCCATGTGGCTGCCTGCCATTCGTGCCATGTGGCGATTGATCAAGGGCCAATGCCGAAGGCCGAGAAGGTCAGGCTGTGGAACGCGGCATTCGAGCGCACAAGGGCGCTGTACATCAAACGGTTCAACATTGATTTGGAGGCTGTAAATGCAGGATGAACGCGAAAAATTCACCGACCCCATCGACCAGGCGGACTATTTCCGCGAGTCGGTCATCGACGACAAAGTAAAAGAGGCGCAGCGCATCGCGGCAGATATTCCCATCGGCGTGTCCGGTTCGTGCGACTTCTGCGGCGAGGAGTACAGCCGTCTGGTCGGTGGCGCCTGCGGATTCTGCCGCGACAAGTACAAGCTCGACGAATGAAATACGACTGCCAGAACTACGACATCAACCGGCTTTGTCGCTTTGACCGGCGGGCTCTTGATCGGCGGTGCGATGGTTGCCAACGAACGACAGATCAGGCGTATCTCGAATCACAAGGACTGTGGATCGTTGGCATTTCGCATGCGCTGCCGGTGGTGCGGGCCGAGCCTGGCCGGTTGTTTATTGAGCGGTTTCCATTGCGCGAAGTGAATAATGCTCCGATGGTCTGAAGATCAACTGCGCGAGCATCACGCCAAGCGCCAGGGCAGGGTAGAGGCCAAGGCCGAGGCGAAAGACCATCAGGCCGACCAGCCACGGGCGAAGTATCGCAACAAGAAGGTTCAGATTGATGGCAGGACGTTCGATAGCAAGCTTGAGGGCCGCGTCTATGTCGATCTGAAGCGCCAGCAAGAAGCCGGCTTGATCACGGCGCTGCAATGCCAGGTAAAGTTCGCGCTGGAGGTTCATGGCGTCCTGATTGCGCACTACATCGCCGACTTCACATTTCGAGATTCGTCCTTTGCTTTTGTCGTGGCCGACGCGAAAGGTGTGAGGACGCGAGAATACATCCTCAAGAAAAAATTGATGAAGGCGTGTCACGGCATCGACATCAAGGAATACCGGCGGGAAAAATCCCGTGCCCGGAAACCCAATCCTGTGTAGAATTTCGCCAGAAGCACCGGAGCGCGGCTGGACTCCGAAGGCATCCTGGCCTTCCGCGCAAGGAAAGAAGAAGCCCGCCAAGTGCGGGCTTAGTCTTGTCCGGCTGATACGCGGAGGAATGACTTTCGGATGCCTTCGAGGACTTTTGCCCAGCCTATTCGTTCGTGCCATGGCTTGCCGTCTGCAGTGGCGCGGTAGCAGTCTATACGGCCGGTGCGGTAAAGCTCGATGGTATGCGTCACCTCGCCGAAGTCGAAATCCGTGATGACGATTCGTCGGCGAAGTTCAGGCATCGTCGGCGGGCATTCCGGCGCTGTCGATTCAAGACGAATGCGCTCTTTGGCCGCCCGTGCTGCGGCCATTTTGGCGCTCTGTTGAATGCGTTTTCTGTAGGGCATACCTTGCACGGTTCACATATTCAAGAGTTGGGCGGCAAAGGCAGCGGCATCCATTTCGCGGCGGCCATCTTCTGGTTGCTGTGCCAGAAAATCCCGCCAATCCATGCGCCATGCACAGTCTTTCCGCCTCGGACAAACAAAACTTCTTGCGCCTCCTGCGGCAGCTCTTCGGCAACATCCCGCCAGTGCGGGGCACGCTCTTTCGCGCGGGCCGCGCATGCTTTCAGTAGCAATGCCTCGCACTCGGCCCAGTGGTCCTCGTCCAGTAATTCGCCGAGTCTCGTTGCCAGCGCGTTCAGCGGGTGCCCTGGCGGCGGTAGTTCTTTTTCGTCATCAAGCATGTCAATCTCCAAAAAACCAGCCCAACTCAACGATCAACAAGACCGCCGCAATGAGCGTCGTTCGTCAAATAGCCGCCAGTCGCGGCGGCTTGTTACCTAAGCGTTAGAGCGCTCGCGTATGTTCGTAGCGCAGTCCGCCGCCGAATCCTCCCGCGCCGAGTACCCGCGCAAGACCAATTCCGCCGCCCGTGGGTTTGCTGTCGTGTACATTTCTCGCCAGTGCTTGGCATTGGCGTCGCACACATTGGCGCACGCTTCGCGCTCGTCGGTTGCCCCTGCTTCGTAGGCGGCTCGTGCAAAGCCAAGCCACTTTTGCCAATCGGTATAGCGGTCATCCAGCGGCAGCGATGGGAAGTGCCGCTGAATCATCTCAAGCAGCCTGTTGTCTGTTTGTCGTTGTTGCTCTGTCATGTTCTTCTCCAAAAAGCGCCCTAACACAGCGCTCGTTCGGACCTGCGCGAAAAGCCGCGCAGGCCGCACAGCTAAGCGTTAGGTGCTTCAATCGGTGCAGCCAACGCACTCGATGCCTTCCATTCCGGACAGGTTGATCATGGTCAGTCGCTCCCCGGATAGCCGTCGTGCTGCACGCCGTCGAGCAGGCGACCGGCAGCTTTCTTTCCGACGCGCCAACTGCTCAGGCCATCGCCCCAATCGCACTCTTGGAAATGCTCGTTCGGGTCTGAAATCTCAGGCGCGCGAAGGGTAGCCAAAGGCTTTTGCTTGCGCCAGTTGTGCATCTGTCAAGCGTTCGTGCTGCCCCATGCCGAGCAGCTTGCGGATAGGCTGGCCGACAATGGAGCTTGCGCCCTGGTGGTGCCACAGCGACCAGAGCGCAGCGGATTCCAGTTGTTGGCGCATCGGATGATGTTCGATGGTGTCGGCGTCTGGATCGATGCACTCGTTGTCCGGATCGCAGACGACGGCCATGCCCCAAATGACGCGGAATATTGATCCTTGTCGAAGCAACTCACGAAGCCCATCAATCAGGCGTTCATACTGCGCTGCGTCATCGGTATCGATCCGCTCTGGTATCTCGATTCCGTGCGGGTCGCCATCTAGGTCAATGAACCTTTCAGGAAAGTATCCGCGCGTGATGTCGTCAAGCGCGTTAGCGAGTTTCATCGCCATGTCGAGGTCTTCCGGGGAGGCTTTGGCCATTTTCATGCTGCACATCCTTTCATAGCGTTTCTAGCAATCAGGCGGATAGTTCGCTTTGTCGATCCGAGCTTCGCCTTTAGGCGCTTGCGTTCCTGAATAGCCTCGAACACCTTGAGACATCCTTCGCAGTCGCCGATGATTTCGAGAGCTTCGTCACGGTGAAAGTGGCGATGCTCCGGGGCGTAACCGTCCGAATCTATGAACCCAGCTAACACCTCTTGAATGTGCGAATGCTTGTTGTCGAGGATGTATGTCCATTCTTCGACGGTTACGGCGCGGTCGCATTCGTTGGCCGGATTACTGATGATCTTCCGGCAGTCGTTGATCGCGGACATAAGGCGGTCGTACTCAAGGATTGCTGCCAGTGCTTTATCGGCGTGGCTCATGCTGCACCGCCTTTCTCTCTTCTCAAGGCGTTGCCGCTTCGGGTGATGCTCGATGCAGTCGGCGTCTGGATCTGCGATCTTTTCAATCAACTCCGCGCACCGGTCCGCGATGTTGTTGCTGTTGCTTTCCGGATTCGCTTGCTTGCGTTGCAATGAGCGCTCGCGCTCATGGATAAGCCCGTCGATTACATGCCCCCACTCTTCACGATCGAACCGCAATGAGAAGCTGCGCAGGTTATCTGGTGCGCCGGCGATGGCGGCTTCTGCTGCTTGCATCGCTGCCGTTGCCTCAACGAAATGGCCGGCTCGCGTTTCGAAATATGTGTGCTGCTGCCCATCCTTTCCGGAAAGTGCGATTTCGCATATCTTGTGCAGCCCTTGCAGCGCCGCCAGCAGTTCGTCGCGCTGCTTGCGTATCTCGTCGGCGCTTTGAAAGTCGCCATTGATGACGGATAGCCCGAACGTCGTATGCTCGTAGAAATCAGACGTCACGCGGCGCAGGAGGCCAATCTCGGCCAACTGCTTCATGCGCTCCTTCGGCACGTCGTAACCTTCACCATCTGTCACGCACTCATGGAAACGCATCAGGTCTTTCATTTCCTGATCGGTGATCATGAACGGAAGTGCTGAAGGGCATGTCGATTCTGGTGTGGGCTTGTTTTCGCTCATGATGCGATTTCCTCAATGGTGAAAAACTTGGTGATCGAGCGCGGCGAAGCGCACTCGTAGTAGTCGCTGCCGGCATCCGGATAGACCCGGTAATAGGGCGGCCGTCCATCGCCGTCCTTGACGTGCTGGCAGCGGTAGGACTCGCCGCGCTGGTAGCCTTCCAGGCCAAAGTCGCCGCGCGGCTCGTTGTGGCAGACAGCGACAAAATCCGTGATCAGGGGCGCGCTCACAGCAGCGCCTTGGCCAGCAGAACGCACCAGCCGATAGTGACGGCGATGCAGGCGATGCCAATGACCGTCAGCGATGGGCTTTGGCTGCACTCTTGAATGATTCCGCTCATGAATGGCCACCTTTCTGTTGATACAGAACAAACGCTGAGGCCCACTCAAAATAGGAAATCTCGGTGACGATGTAGGTATGCGGGGTGATGTAGTCGACGGCGCTTCCCCCGCTGCAGGCCGACTCGAATTGTTTGCTTGACATTTTTACCTCCGGTGTAAAATGCGTGCTTAGGACTAGGCAAGCACAGTATAGCAAACGGGTAAATTATGGCAAGCGAATCTTGTGCAGCAATCGGAGAGCGGCAGGAGGTGTTGGCGATGTTCAGAGCCGGCCGGTCAAAGGCGGACATTGCCCGCGAACTCGGCAAGGACAAAAAGGCCGTGGGGAAGATCATCGCCAAGGCGATGCGCGCCAAGGAGGGTGCCCGTGGCTCTGCTCGATAAGGCGAAAGCCGCCGGCCTGTTCCTGTGGGATTTCCTGATTCCGCGCTTCATCACTGAGGATGTCGCGCTGCGCTATGTCGGCGACGACTTCACCGCTACTTGGTCAGAGTGGGACGACTACGAGATTGCCTGCAGCCTGATGGACGTTGAGCCCGGCGAATGCTTCGACGGTATCGCCACGGTTGATGCTTTCCAGTTCCTTGGCTTTGGAATGGCCTATCGGATAGGCGAATTCCGGCCGTTCGTGAATCCAGCGGTCACTTGAGCGCGGGATAGATTCATGTGCATCGGGGGCAACATGGAGACAGCGACAAACCTTAAGCGCTCGAACCGCCATTACGTGACGGTGACGGTTGAGGATGTGATTGTCGCCATAGGAGAGTTGGAAAAGGACACATGGACGACGCGCGATGTCGCCGCGGCGCTCGGGGTGAAGGAGCAGGCCATTCGAGCCACGATCCACCAACTCAAAATCAGGCGCCTGATCCGCGAAGCGGGGAGAGTGCGCAGGCTGACCAAGGAAACCGCCAAGGAATACTTCCCGATGACCTACGCGATTGTTATCTCATGGGGCGGGGCTGACTTCGAGGCCCTGAATAGGGTGTTCTGTCATGGGTAGTAGGCTGACGGACAAGCAGGAGAGGTTCTGTCTTGAGTATGTGCGGACAGGGGTTGCAAGCGAGGCTTACCGACTCATTTACTCTGCCGGACGGATGTCGGATAAACAGGTCTGGGAAGAGTCGAGCAAGCTGATGGCAAACCCAAAGGTTGCCCAAAGGGTTGCCGAGATTAGGGAAGAGGTGACTGCTCCTGCTAGAAAGAGCCTGTCGATCGATAAAAAATGGGTGCTTGAGCAGCTTGTGGAAAATGTCTCGATGGCCAAGGCGGCAGAGCCAGTCCTTGACGGAGAAGGAAACCCGACCGGCGAGTACAAGCAGAACCTTGCTGCTGCCAATAAGTCGCTGGAGCTGATCGGTAAAGAGCTTGGCATGTTCGTCGACAAGAAGGAAATCCGTACCGGAGCTATCGACGACATTCCGCACGAAGACAAGATGGCTGCGCTTGAGGCTGTTCGCCAAGAGATTGCCAGGCGAAAACAGGTTCATTGATGGACTTGTCGGCGCTTTCTGTTGCTCAACTGAATGCTGTGGCCACTGAGTTGTCAGGTGCCATCGCCAAGGACAGGCTCAAGAGCTACAAGCCATACAGCAAGCAGAAAGAATTTCATGCGGCCGGGGCAGAGCATAGCGAAAGGCTGCTGATTGCCGGGAACCAGTTGGGGAAAAGCGTTGCCGGCGCTGCCGAATGGGCCATTCATTTGACTGGACGCTATCCAGACTGGTGGGAAGGCGCAGAATTCAAAAGCCGGTAAC